CTTCATTCAACAGCTGACCAAAGCGCATGACGTGGCCAATATGATGCTAGACATACACGACTGGGGGAATGGAATTTACCCTTTCGCCTTGTACTGGCTAATCTTCACGTGGTGCACCTGTGCCTACTTGTACAGCACAGTGGGTGTCAAAGGATACTGCTTACTACCCTTAGCAATCATGACTTACACGTTCCCGTATATTGTTGCCCCAATTGCTGTGGCAACCTCTTATTGGCAATACCGTCACAGGCTGAGGATGACTCCGATCGTAGTCGAGACACAGATAGGAAAAGACAAGATGGAAGGATATCTTGCCAGAGCCAGACACGTGAAGAAACAAAAATTCATGGAAGTGATCAGCAAGCCTAAATGCCAGTACTGTTGGAGCCTCATAAGAGGCTACCACGCTGATGCAGATAGGCACTTCGGTAAGCGGCTTACGGCTGCCGCCGGGGGTCGTTACGCACCCTTGGATAGTCACGATGTTCAGGTAACTGGCTTCTTCGGCAGATGCCCAATTTGTTCCATGAACTGTGTAGAAGATCGTACCCAAGCACGTGTGTGCCTGGCCGCTTATGGCTTAGGAGCACGCACTTTCGAAACTCTCGATCGCCTGGAAGGTCCCAACTCCAACAAGCCCAGTCACGTCTGGGCTAACCTTAGAATCCGCATGAACAAGGATCGCAAGGCAGCCGGCGACAAATACACTAGGCCGGCAGCCAAAGCGTACACACAGATGCAAGAAGCATTGGACGACATGCTGGGTGACTTCTACGACAACGTTGCAGAAAATATGCACTCCCAAACAATCGATCGCCTAACAGGCATGGACAGTGGGGAAGTAGGTATGTCAGACGGAGGTTCAAACACCGCCAAAGAGCTGCGTGCAGAGATCATGGGCAAAGCCGTAAGGAACAGCCCCCACATTCAGCACACCATGCAAGTCAAATATCACGGCATCATGCAGAGTATCGTTGAAGGAGGTTACGCCTACCTAAAGCGTACCACCCCGGATATCATTGAAGATTTCAGTGCAACCGAGAGAGGTGCATTTTCTAAGGGGGTCATCCCCCCCAAGATTACCACCATCAGGGCACTAGAGTTTCTCAACAACTTCGTACGCGAAGAGTTCGTTCAATTGGCTACCAGTGCCATGAAGAGCAAAAAGGGCCGCAAGGAAGACCGGATTGAGGAGTTACAAGACACAGTTGATGACGTCATGGAGACTTTTAGCGACAAACACAGACTGCCAGCCACTAAGGCGGCTCGTGAGAACGCTCAAGCCCTGCGAGACATACTGGGCAAGCTCAGTATTGATGTCCGTGCCTCAGCTGAAAAATACATGAACATGAGATTGACCACAGTTGACCGAGGTGAAGTGATGGACAAGTTGCAAAAAATAGCAGAAGATGCCGCAGCCGCAGTTTCCGCCGAACTCGAAGGACCATTAGATGATCTAGACGACGAGGAGATTAGCGCTGTGCTGCAGAACTGCCCCTGCACTGCTTGCACTTCGCAAGCAGCAACCACCATCCACACGGAATACAGTACCACCACACAAGTGGCTTGGGAAGGGCCATCCAGTTCCAAAGATCAGTGCATGAACGGAACACAACTGAAAGAGGACGTGCTAATGGAAACGTTGCGGACGGTGTTACCTGATAAACCTCCTCCCCGTGAGCTGATTCAACAGATGAGGGCGACCGTTATAGGCCGCACAGACGTTGCCACTTACACCGAGGACGTTCAGGAAATACTATCAAAACTCGTACCCCACATCAACTACCCCAAACTAGAGGAGTTGACCATCGCGCGAGCGGCGACCGCAGTTTCTCCTAGCACCCATGTGAACAAAGAAATCACACCATCTGGAAGGGTGGAGGGGCCAGCGCCCTACAAGCCACAGAGCAAAGCAACCACTTTGAGGGAATCCTTAAAAGTGGACGTTGAGAGCATGGCCGAGAGCATATGCCGTACGATGGACAACCGCCAACTCACGAACAACCTGTTCAGCATCCGCAACCAGCTTGCGTCGAAGCTAACCAGGCACTTGAGCAAGCCAGCCCACAACTACGAAGGACCCAATTTCCCAACTGAGGCAGAGAACCGCAGTATTGGGACAGACATGGAAGATCCCGACGTTGAGCTCATTGTCCAGTTAGTGCATGATGTTGTGAAGAATTTCTACCCTTGGCAAACGAAAGAAGTGCTGAGGGCTGGCGCTAAACTAGCGATGGAGGACTACCACATTCGTCGTGAAAAGTTGCGTGGAGACACAGCTGTCCGGGAGGGCCCCAAGAAGCCCACCAAGGGCAAGCGTCCACAACCGCCTTGCGAGCTCGGGCTCGTAGCGGATTTTGTGTACTCCGCAGCCAGTCCCCACCTTCCTAGTCTTACTTTAGAGGGAGCGCAGGAGATTACAATCAGAACCATTGCCGACATGGGAAAAGTCAAGAAGCGGAAGCGTAAAGCCAAGCCGAAAGCTAAGAACTCACAGGCAACGGCTACAAGGCCGGAAGAGCCACAAGGAGATGGAGGACTCGCCACCACAGTCACAGATGGCTTCATCAAAGACATGAAAGACCGCAAGCAGTCACATTACGGCAGGAAAGGACCCACAACTCAACACATGGAAGGCGGCCAAAGCCCCACCATTGCCACAGTTGAAACGTCTGAGAAGCCTAAGGTGCGCTTTGAGTCTCAAGTAATAAATGAAACTGCCAAAGCCCCCGCCATCAACACGGCATGCCTGATAACCAGGAAGGGCAAGGTATACTACAAGAGACACGGCTACATTGATGTGAAGAAGAAAGACGATGTCAACAATCAATACTTGTTTGTAACAAGCGCACACGCCGGTGAGCTAAAGGAAGGGCGTCACACGATGGTTTTCTACCCTACCGACCAGCATTTGGCCATGGAGGTCAAGCTGGTGGGTTCCTTACACCAAGACAGCCAACCCAGCGGGGACAGCAGAGTTTACGAACTCACACCTGTCAACGATTGTGGTAGTTGGGTGTTGAGAAACATGAAGCCAGCGAAGCTGACGGTTCCCACCACAGATCCCGACCGTAGTGAAATCACAATGGCCTGCTTCCAGATTGCAAACCTGGAGGCCACAGGACCGCTCAAGGGGAGTTGGAAGATCAACAGCGGGAGTGTCATCGGCACAGATCGAGATACAACCGCGCCGCATAGAGTTCGCAAAGTTTATGTACTTGTTAACACGGACTACGGGGACTGCCGAGCACCCTATTACAACAGTAAGGGCCAAATAGTCGGAGCCCACCGTTGGGGTAAAGAGATATGCGAGGGCATGGAATGCAACGCCGGGGAAGTAGATTACCCATGCAGTTACGTTCCAGCACGCAATGATTGGAGGCAACACTGTAACCTAGATGAGTTTCGACGTATTCAGGGCGGGAAAGGCAACAAACCTCGCACCCGCAAAACACGACAAGAATCAGCCTTAGTGAGCCCCGATGGGGATTGGTCGGGAGATTTTGACTCCCACCCCGCTTTGGCTGGCACAACCATGTTTAACCTGGGACGTGAACAACCCAAGAGGCAACCTAAAGGAGCCAATTGGTGGAAACGGACAAAGAACAGTATGCTTCACAACAAAATACCAGGCGGTGAATCCACCTTTATGGTAGGCAAGCCAAGCGACGAAGCACTGTACAAAGAAGTGAACAAGATGGGGCTACCTGTTAAGAGTCTAGAGATTCCGGATAGCCTTCTGCGGGCAGCCTTTAACAAGGCAGCTCGTAACGACGCCTTCAGCATGGTGACAGCCCCTGGCTTGGACGATTACGACCACATGTACCAGTGCGTGCGACACCTCAACAGCAATTCCCAGGTTGGCAGACTCTCTGTCAGAGGGAAACGCGGCGTGGTTCACGGCAACAGGTCTGAAGGTCAGCATGACTTCTTGACCAAAATTGGTAACATGTGCATGGATGAAGCCGGACAACTCCACGGAATGAACAGCTTCGATCCCACACACTTGGGAGCCGGAGTACTCTCTGACATCAGCCTCAAGTTGCTGCAAGACATCATCGAGGACCCATTGGGAGTTGCTCAAAACATCCGATGGGGCGTTGAAGGCAAAACTGACACGTACAGCCAAGCCAAAATTGAGAAAGGAGGAGGGAGATCAATCCAAGCCCCCCCGGTAGATTTTAAGCTGATACACTTGTACTATTTTATGCAAAGCGACGCCCAATGGAGTGCCAACACCGAGTCCCCGTACTATATAACGTACAACCCGATTGAGAAGATGCAAGACCGCTTGCTGCATGCTATGCAAAATGCAGTTGGAGCAGTCGCTACGGACGTTTCAGGTTGGGATCGCAACATGTGTGCTCGTGTAATTGAGCTTTACTTCGACGTCTATTTAGCCCAATTGTGTGTAGGCATCCCATCGGAAGTTACTCGATACATGAAGGCGGCAACTATATACAGTGTGCTGTCGTTGCCCGATGGACAACTACTCATGAAGTTTAGAGCCAACCCTTCAGGCCACCCCAACACCATCCGCCTCAACAGCGTGATACAGAGGGTTGTGAATGAATGCTGTATGGCCATGGCTGCAGTGGAGCACAACCTTATACCAGGGGTGGATGATCCAGTGTTTGCACTGGCCCACCTTGATGGGCATGTGCGGAGCTTCTACTGCGGGGATGATGGTATCAACTTTGCTCAAACGGAAGAAGGCTTTCAATTGTGTGAGCTGGCCCTAGAGCAATGGGAGACCAAAACACCGTGGACAGTTAAGCTTGAAGGCAAGGTTCGTTACCACCTGGATGGGTCCAATTTTCATTGTACCCCAAATTTCGTTTCACGCGTCCCTCGTCGTCTCACCGAGAGTGGGACCACATGGTACCATGTATTGTGCAAACCGG